ATTCCGTCATACTGTTTAAAAAGTTCCGCCGGAATTGTGCCACCGAGAACCTCAACTGCTGATTTGTCCCAGAAAAGGTTGGTCTTGTTGGAAGCATCGATGTTAAGGCGAGTAAGAGTGGCGGTATCCAAAATAGCCGTATGAATATTGGCATAAGCTGCCTGGAGGCTCGTAATACCAGCTTGATTGGCAGCAATCGGTTTGGGATAAGCTTTGATATGGGTGCCATCAGTAATTTCAATGACAGTCCACGTCATAGCTTGGCCAGTTGCGGTTTTGTCAGCCAGTCCGACAGATTGGACATCAACAGCAGTATTCTGTATCGTGAATTTATCACCCACAGACACAAGAGATGAATCATTCACAACGAAATCACATTCCCGATAGTCAACGTTAGTTACAACTCCAGTTGTGGCATTTACTGTACCACCAACCGGGACGAATACATGATCACCAGTGAAGGTTACTGCGGGATCAGCGGCACCTGTGATGTTTGGGAGAAAAGATCCGGTATAAACATCAAAGCCGGCAATGTTCTGGCCAATTTGACCAGTCGCCCAAGTTTTGGACGGTTTACCCTGAAGGGTCTGACGAGCGGCCAGGTCTTTACTGAACAAGAGCGTGTCACGATCATTCAGCATAAAATACCGCTGAGTACTTTTCACCTGACGCTCATTCATAATGGCCTGAGCTTCAGCGATGAACTCATAACCGCTGGTTACATTGGATCGATAGAACATGGATCCCTGGACAGCAATGGCTGATGCAATGGCAGTGTTTAAAGTTGATTGCTGCTTCTTGATTGATTCTTCACCACGATTTTCCCAGAATCGAGTGGTTCGCATATCATCAGCTCTCATTTTGACATAATCATTGGACGGGGTACCGAGTAAGGCCGGGTAGGTTTCTTCGATGATACCGGTTTCCTGACCTGACAAATCCCAACCAGAAATGACCGGCGCGTGCTGCTCAACTGGGTACCAGATGAAATTACCCTGATTCTGCATACCGGCGCCATCAGGCTCATGAAAACTCGTCAACGGAAGTAAATCCATTTGATGTTCGTGAGTTTCCAAGGCCTTTTCAAACATTACTTCTGCTACTTTACCTGTTGAAAGTGCCATAGTTTATTCCTTTCTTATATATGTTTACCAATTAGAAGTATTAATACCAGCTGCTTTGGCTGCTTTTTTAGCATTATAGGCAGCTTGAAGATTGCCTTTAGAATGAGCACTGTCATACTTTTTCTTATGGACTCGTTCTTTACCAGAAACTGCAGCATCACCGCCATCAAGATCACTTGCAGGTGCAGGTGCAGCTGACCTTCTTTTTGTGGTATGTAAAATTTTTGCTTTTTGTTCACCAAGAAACGCTGTTGCTTTTAGACCATTAGGGTCTTCTACAAGAAGACTCACTAATTCATTGCGAAGAGCTTTATTTTTGCCCAATTTATAAAAGACTTTTTCAGACCCATCGCCTAAAAGAGAAATCATTTGATCAACAATAATGTCACCTAAATTAGGTTTGATTGCCTCAATAGCGTTTCTTACCACTTCGTCCGCCTGCTTATAAGAATCTGCAGAAATGCCACTGTCCACAACAAGCTTACTTGCTCTTTCATAATGGGCATCAACATCTCTTCCAAGCTTTTCTTGTGCTTGTATTTGTCTGGTGTTTATACTTCTTTGGGTCTGTGCAACAGATAACTTATTATCAAGGCGTTTGTCTTCATACTCATCGAGAGCTTTGTTAAATTCATCTAAAGATTCAAAATCTGCTTCCTTTGGCCGAACCAAAGTATCATCCTTGGGTGGGATGCTTCTTGCTGTTTTGAGTTCTGCAATTTCTCTCCGTAATTGTTCAATTTCAGAATCTCGATCCCCAATTTTTCCTTTTAATTTTCGTTTTGCACGAATGTGTGCACTGACTGGCATTTGATCTGATGTGCTCTGGTCATCATCATCTAACCAATCAAGTTTCTTCTTATCATCATCGTCATCGTCGTCATCGTCACCGTCAATACCATCGACAGGATCATCGATAATTTCATCATCGACAGGATCATCGACAACTTCTTCATCATTTTCATTATCCAGAGTTTCGTCAGCCATCATTTCCTCCTTGATGTAAGGTCCTTGTGATAGCACAAGTACTTGCATTTAACCAGTTTGCTTCTGTAAATACTCTTGCCCCCAGTACTCTAATTCTTTGAGTTTAAGAGCGCCATCAATCTTCTTGTTAAAAATATCTATATTTAACATATCAACCTTAATACCAGATTCCTTCATTTTAGCCAATGTATCCATACGCTTAGTTTCTGCATTAAACGCATCAACAGAAGCTTTTAACTTGTCAGTTCTATCTTTTAGTTGCATCTCAATTCCACGACGTTTTTGCTCAAGTAGATCGGCATCTCCTTTCTTATTTTCTGCTTGAGCTAATAATAAGGCAGGATCTGGTTCTTTAGGTTGCTGCTGCACTTGTTTCATAAAAGCTTCATCTTCAGGTGTTTGAGGTTTTCTAATACCCATCATCATCAATTGTTTATTTACATAATCTCTGATATCATCAAACTCAACACCATCTGTAAGAGCTAGTATTTTAAGTTGTAAAGCTTTTCTTACAGGATCCGCAGGATCCATCTGCATCATTAGCATTTCTAATCTGTCAATTGTTTGTTCTTTTTGACTAGAATAGTCAGGACCTATTTTAGAGTAAACTTCAAACTCAGCTCTCCTTAAGTCATTGATAGTAATTAGATTACCAGATTGTGCGTCTATTCTGGTATCCATCACCTGGGTCTCTTTTCTAGTACCATCAGCTAACTCAACTTGAACACTTCTTGGTGTGTCTATAACTTCAGAAGCCATAGAAATCCAAACTTCACCATCTCTGCGTTTTGCATGCTTCATGTGAGTTTGAAATCTCATTGACTGACGTTCAATCCTAGCTTCTAATTTCTGGACAGCTTTACCTGAAATATCAGGTTCAGCAACTTTATCAGGAACTCCAGGATTAGCTACGTCAGTAACAGCTTCTCTAGTTTGAGCCAGTACCAAAGGAAGAGCAGAAGGCATTTGTTGTTCAGGCATAACACCGATAGGTTGAGGTGGTAACTCTTCTCCATCCGCTGTCTTTCTATTTGCAAGCAAATATGGATATGCATTATCTATTCCACTTTCCGAGTACATATCCTCAAAACCCTGAATCTGTTCCGGCCAAAAGATTGGCTTCTGTCTTGGAGATCTCGATAGAATATCACCCATGTAAGAGAATGCAAAGTTCCTTAAACGTTGTGGATCCTTCGCTAATCTTGTTATGCCTTCCCAGTATTCTTCTCCTTCTACAACAGCATGTTCTCCATAACACGGAATGACTGGGATATATTGTCCTGCTATTCTCTCTTTTTTAATTATTTTGGCACCAGAAGCTATATATCTGGTTACAATGTTTCTTTTTATCTCTCTCTCAGATATGATTGAATAACCACTATCAAGTAACTCATCCATCACCTTTTTTAAGTCAGATTCATGTAACTCGTGAGTTTCACCAAATGGGTCCTCCATTGTGAGGACTTTATCCTTAACTTCTTCGGTATGGTAAAAGCTTGTTACATAGATCTGTTTTCCTTTTCCACCTAACCATGGAAAGGTATAAGAATGTTCAGGTTGTTTAAAAGAACTGGCATCTACGTGGTCAATTTCTTTTCCAGTAAGGTCTTTTATTAGCTTTTTATAGCTATCCTCTGTATAAGCCGTTAAAACAGAACAGTATGATGCATCTGATTTATCTAAAAGTTTTGAGCTTGGGTCCCAAAATACAGTATTATTAGCCTCAAAAATAGGCTTACGAAGAATGACTTGTTTATCATTGTTGATGTTTTTGCTTTCGTACTTTGTGTACAGTAACCAAGCACCGACACCGCCAACAATAGTTTCTGTTTCAGCATTCTCAAATGCTTCTATAGAAACATTCTTTTGAAGTCCTGCCCTATACAACCCATCTGCGAGTTCTGCTGCATCAGTTCGTGTTTCATTTATGGGTATAAAGTCTACTTGAACAGGGTTAGAAGCTAAGTCAGATTGAATTTGCCTTCCAGCTTTCCGTAATATATTAAATTCACCACGGTATGCCAATTGAGAGCCTTGAAGAACCTCATCATCCCATTGTGTTACCCAGTAGAATACAAAGTCATTTGCAGATCTTTCTCTCGGAATTTGATTGGCTATAAAAGCCTTATCATGCATTTTCTTTAGTTGTATCAGATCAAGAGGCATATCTTTTTAAGCTCCTATCTCGTTGTTTTTGGTCTCTATATGACGAACCTATAACCCTAATTGGTGTGGGTCGTTTAGAATTCCCTATATTTACCATTTTAGGAACTTTCCACAACATTTTAACAGAATCAGCTAAATTTGGAGAGTTAATTTTAAATTTAACTCTCATGACTTCTTTGGTATATAAATCTAGCATTCCATTTGGATTGGGTTTCACCGGCAACCTGCATAGTTCTGACCTAAGTTTCATTAGTTCAGTTATATCAGAAGAAAAAGAAATCATGGTATCTGGATCATGGTATACCCCTTTAACTACTGCTTCATAAGTTCGGAAGATCCTATTTCTGAGTTCAAAGTACTTCTGAACCCTCAAATTTTTAAAGACTTCTTTATTCTTCTTCTGGTTCTGTACAGAAGATATATTCACCCTCTCAACATTAATTGGTTCATATATTTTATCAGGATACTCAGGCTTCTGAGACCCCTTATACTGTTCTAGTCTTACAGCTTTACCTCCAAATGCCTGACTAACCTGCCTGTTCAAACCAATCCCAACGCCATCACAATCCCAAATGAACCCATCCGACTGGTTCTGTATGGCAAGGCCGGTCGCCCAATCGCACCCTTCATTAATATCCCCTGTTGCCATTTCTTCAACTTGCAAAACAACAGAGCCATGTCTAAAAGCATAGGCTTTTTCGTCAGCCCCTTCATCAGAGGGATCATGAGAAGACATTCGTATACCAAGAGGACTAAAACCTAATTTTATATGGGCATCAACACAAGCATCAAACCAAGTGGCACTTATCAAAGCGTTCTCTACTGAGTCATTGTAATCTCCTTCCCAGATGTGGTCATAAAGAGCTCTTGGGAGTGACTCAAAGTCATTCTGCCTCTCAGCCTCAAGTTCAGGGGGAAACCATGGATTATCTGTGTAGTTGACTTTTACAATATAATGTAAGTCATCCTCATAAAATCCATATTTATCTAATTCTTTTTGGTATGGAACAATAAAGCGTTGGGAGAAGGGGTCAGATTTACTCATTGGATTGGCCGATATCCAGAGCTCAGAATCTTTTTCCCGGAGGGTAGGAGTAAGAATCTGCAAACTAGCCTCAGAAATAAACTGACCCTCTTCCAGCCAAAAGTACTTGAAACCAAACATTGATTTGATGGCATCAATAGACCTGGATAATCCTCTAAAGCGAAATCCTCCTCCATTAGTGTGGGTAATCTTGTTATTGTAGTTTTTAAAACCAGGGATTCTAAGTCTCTTAATCTCCGATTTAAGTAATGCGAAAACACTTTCTTCAATTGAATTTTGATATTCACGTAAACAACCCACCAGCGCTCCCTCAACTTGTGATTTTTGAGCGAGTATACCAGAAAAAGTCATTGACTTAGCACCACCTCTACCACCATAAGCAACTTTATATCGCTTTTGTTTGGTTACAAATGGGTGTAGTTTTTCCGGTACTTGAAGTTGTAGGGCCATTTATTGTTTGGTTCCCTCAGATTTAGGTGGTTCTGTCGGTTCTGGTGCATTTATGATTTTGATTTCCCAAACGTTATCGCCATCTCCTTCATTAGGGTCATCTTTTGACCCTAACAATGGATTTTGAGCTAATAAACCTGTTAAAACCTCAACTAAGTTTTTTAGTGTATTTGCTGATCGTGCATCTTTTTCATTTAGGTTGGAAGCGATATTGATTGCTTTGTGGAGGAGTATTGTTTCTAACTCTATGAACTTAGGACCTAGAAACTTTTGTTTGATGATTGAAAAGGCTTGGGTCTGGTTTATTGTTTGTTTGCCTAACTTACTTAGGATATCACCTATAGACTTAATTTCATCCATGTCTACAGGATCATCTTCACTAAATGTGATTTGATTCCAACCTTTTGCGTTATAATCTAAAACAGCTGTTGAAATACCATGTTCAACAGCTAAATCCGCTAAGGAAAAACCCAAGAATTCATATTTAAATTGTACCAGTTCCCAATTAATATCCATCATGGTCGTTTATTTCCTTTCTTAAACGTTCATCTGTATTATATCGTAGTTTTGTAACTTTGTAAACAAAAAAGTGTGTCCGGGTTGAAAATAACTCTGGGTCCATATGATAAGGCTGGAACACTAAACTTTAGTAGGAAAATGCTGGAAGCCAAAAATGGCAGGATATGTAGGTCAGTAAGGCTGGAACACTAGACTTTAGTAGGAAAATGCTGGAAGCCAAAAATGGCAGGATATTTTCGTTTGACCCTATTTTATTCATACAATTACAATTGCAAAAGGGGCATACGCCCCCCTTTCTTTTAGAAACCGACTATCGGTTTCTAAAAGAAAGGGAATAGAAATATAATTGATAATGATTATCCATTGATAATCATTATTGGTACTACCACAATGTAGTAGTACCACAATGTAGTAGTACCACAATGTAGTAGTACCACAATGTAGTAG